TATTTGTGTCAAACGAAACCGCGAGTGCCTTACTCAAAATGTCAGGCAGAGCATTGGGTGTACGCACCTTGTCCTTGCCATCAATAATATGAATGGATTCAAGAATGGCATTGTAGATGGCTTTGTCCTTGCAGAACTTTTCTGTGGTGTCCAATAGCCATTGGGTGTCTTGCTTTTCGCTTCTACACACCGCGTCCACAGTTTCCCTGCACCGCTTGATCTCGTCTTCGGTAAGAGCCTTGTCGCCTTCCAAAGAGATAAGGAGGGCTTCCTTGGAGGGAACCCCCTTATACTTCTCAATGAATCCCTTGATCTCACGGAACACCGCACGATCAGGGCGATTGGCAAAGTACTCTTCTTGAAGGAATGGCACAGTCTTCTTGCAGAACTCTTCGTTGTTGATGAGTCCTGCAATAACTGTTTGTTCAATCGTGCTCATACAAGCCTGCTTTCTGCTGTTGTATTGTATTTTTCAGAAATATCAATACCAATATATCGTCTTTCCATTTCTTTGGCAACCTTTGTTGTGGTTCCCGTTCCGTTGTATGGGTCTAGTACTATATCATCTTTCTCGGTAAAAGCAAGAACACATCGGTGAACAAGTTCTTCTGGGAAAGTGGCGTTGTGTCCGTGTACATTTTTATTAGGAACAATTCTCCACACACTCAAAAATTTTGCTGCCTCTTTGTTCCAAGTAAATCCTTTGGCTTGCTTTCCTAAAATGTAGATGTCCTCTTCTACACGATAGAACCGCACAGGGTTATATGCTTGCATTCCACACCTGTCCCATGTGATTCTTTGCCTGTATACTGCATTGGTTTTCAGAATCCATTCAATTGGACTTTTTACTTGAAAATTGAATATTCTGTCTTTGTGGTTATAGCAAATGGTTCCTGTGGGTTTCAGAACACGAACCATTTCATTTATGACTGCTACTTGACCTGCCTCATACGCATCGTCCTCTTCTTTGTCAGAGTAATTATCGTAAACGATGTTGGTTCGTTTCCAATAATCTTTTCGGTTTGCTTGAGTTCGGCGATTCCTCCAGTTGTTATACGGAGGAGAGGTAACAATCAAATCTACAGAATTGTCAGGAAAGGTTGCCATAACATCAAGGCAATTCCCATGATAAATTTTGTTGACTTCCACGAGACTAACTCAATTATTCTTCAGTTTCCTCGGTCGGGGTCGGCTCGTCCTTGCCGTAGCAGAACTCCTTGGCAACCGCAACCTCCAACTTGTCCATGACTTCCTTTGTAAAATACTTTTCAGGATTCTTGATGATCTGCGATTCAAACGCAGTCTTGCCACCACCCACATCAACCTTGGTGGACACCTTCTTGAAAATATCGTACTTGATGGCAATGTCTAGCAGCCCGTAATACGGATTCAGCCCCGTATCAAAATTCAACTGCACATCCACCATCTTGTTTTCCTTGGTCTTGCGACTCTTGTAGGTCTTGCAATGGATGATGTTGCCCACCACTTCATTGTCCACCTTGTCCTTCTTCTTGGACAGGTAGATAATAGTGGACGCAGCGTACTTTAGTCCTGCACCGCCACCCATTTCCTTGGTTGGCACATACGCACCCACCACATCGTAGGTGTGGTTGGTCATAATCATGGGAATACGAGCGTGCCCCAACTTGATGGTAAGCACACGAAACGCAGCCTTGACCACCTGTGCACGGGTCATATCACGGGTGTTCTTGCCTTCTGCGGTGTCGTTCATTTCTTTTTCAGTGCTCAACATACCTAGCGAGTCAAGTACAATCATCATGCGTGGACGCTTGGCTTCATCGGTTTCCAGATACTTGTCAATGGATGAAATGCACTGGTGACGGAACTCTTCCACAGTAGCCACAGGCAGAACCGCAACCCGCTGCCTATCAATGCCACGAGACTCTAGCATTTCGCTAGTGATGGACTGCTCGGAATCAAAGTATATCACCATGCTAGACTCGTCTACATTCAGGAACTCACGAACCACATTCAGGGCAAAGTAGGTCTTGCCTGTGGCTTGCTCGCCTGCAAGGGCTACAATCTTGTTGTCAGGCAGACCACCGTACAGCGAACCACTCACCAAAGCGTTAAACGAATACGAGCCTGTGGAAATGTACGATTGGGTATCGCTACCGTCCAGCCCTTCAATTGCAATCTTGCCGTACTTGTTGCCTGATGCCTTTAGAATGTCCTTTAGATTCATTTGCCTAATGCCTTTCGTTGTGTGTCAATAGTTTCCATCTCACCGATGTACTGCTCAATCATAACAGAAGACGACGCTTTGTCAAGCATCAATCTCTTTACTTCATTTTGCAACCACTCCTTCCTCTCACGAAGGAGGTTGCAAAGGTACTGCTTATTTAATTCAATAATTGCCATCTCAAGTAGTCAACTTGAGCGAGGGAATCGCCATCTCCTTGCTAGGAATCACGAGTCCTGAACCAAAAGCACTGCTGAACTCGTTGGCTAGATCGTCCATTGGTTCTGCGGTAAACAGCACGGCATCCTTGGGAATTTCAAAACCCTGATCCTGCTTGATCGAAGCCATCCACGGCACGATGGCAAGGCTAGCACCCTGACCGTTGCGACCGGGAACAGGAATCAACATGCACGGATTCTTTAGATGATATCCAGTAATGTTCTCACCAGTAAACTTTTCAGTCACCTTTGCAATAATCTCTTCACCGCTACGCATCTTCAAAATTAGTGTTGCCATTTGTAAATCTCCATTGTAAGGGGTTATAGTAGAGCACAGTATCTATCAACGAATCAAACGAAAAGCGAGCCTAAAGTATTCTGTTGTTCAGTTTTCCATCCCACAGCATTTGTAATACTGCGGAGCGGTTCAATAAACGATTTGTCAAATTGCATTTGCCAGTCCACATATTTTGTTAGTTCAAATTCTGCGGGCAAGGAATTTGTGAAACCAATCACATGCTCGTGTATAGGATTGGGAGTCTTCAAATAGATAAACTTAATCTTTTCTCCCTCACCAATAATCCTGTACTTCTTGTCCAACTTGTGCTTCCGCACCAAGTGGTTGTGGAGCAGTGCAGCCTTGACCGCAATAGGTGTGGATTTACGATATACGGTTTGTGAGTCCTTGTATTGACCCATTCCGTTTACTGAACGGGGGAATGCCATTGATTCAGGGGGCAATGCCTTGAATTTTTCACGGGTAGTTTTCACAAACTCCTGTAGAGTGGACTCGTCCTTTAGCAGCACCATTTCAATTGCAGTCTTCAGCACCTTACGCACAAACGCAGGAGTGCTGGACCGCGTGGTTTCAATACCCATGATCTTGAACTTGGGAGTCTTGTACTGCACGCCTTCGCTGTTCCACACCGACAACATATACCGCTTCTTGGCAGTCCACACGCCCTTCTGTGCAATTACTTCTCGCCCCATGAACATCTTGTTGGCATACGCATTGGTCACGCTAGCCAACTCTGCAAACTCCTTGTCAATGAACGGTTGCAGCACACGCTCACAGAACTTGTCCAAGAACGGCACAACCTTTTCGGGTTCGGGTTCGGTCTTGAAGCCTTGCCGTACTGCCTGACCAAGTTTCAGATACACGGAATCGGTATCGCTGGCAATCACATAGTCTTCGCCTGTGGTCTTGAAAAGTTTGTTTAGATACCGATTGAGTGCTTCACCGATCCATTGAATACTCAACTGCCCTGACAGGGTGATAGCCTCTGCAAGTGCCACATCAAAGAACCGGAAGTACTCGTTTCCAATGGCTCCGTATGCGGAGTTCAACTGAATCTTTCGCACCATCTGAAAGTTCTTGTACTTGGAAATCTCGTACTCAATGGCTTTGCGCTTGCTTGCGGGAGCATCAGGCGGAAGTGCTTCCAATTCCTTCTGCTTGCCCAACATGAGTTCCTTGTACCGCTTGCGTTCCTCGTACATGATTTCCATGAGTTCAGGCAGGAAGCCGTGACGATCCTTGCGGAACGCTACGCCGTTTGCTGCAACCGACAGATTGTGCGTCTTGGCATCGTTCAAGTATTCAGCAGGATCAATAAATGTCTTGACCACTTCACCACGATTCCTGCTCAAGATGGAATCAGGCGAAACCAAATTTCGCTTCCATATGGGATTGGTGTCTTTGGTTTCAGGTGAAATATTGTACTGCATGATAAGGTGGGGATACAGAGAGTTCAAGTCAAAACTCACCACCCAATCGTGCATTCCCACAAGGGGGTCTTTCACATACGCACCCGCGTACTGTTCCTTCTTTTCTGCTTCACGCTTCTGCGGAACCACCATGCCCTTGCTCATCAAGTGATGGTGAATAATGGCATCCCATGTACGGACTTGGGAGAACACATCTTCAAAGTTTACACGGGCAGAATACGCTAGTGCCACAGCAAGATCAAGTAGTTTTAGTTTCTCTTCCAGTTTGGCAACCAGTTCCACATCCTTGTAGTTGTACTCCATGAACTTTTGAAAGTTCTGTGTGTAGAACTCCTGAAGGGTATCGTACTCGTTATACGAAACCTTTTCCTCACCCAGTTCAACCGAACACACATGGTTCAGGGAGTACGACTCCTGCTTGACATAGGTGAACTTCATGTACAGTTCCAAATAGTCAAGGGTGGAAATACCTGCAATGGTAAACACCTTTTGGTCGCGTCCCATTCGGTTCACGGTCATTTCACGCAACCGCCCCCACGGCGACAGGGCATTGCCCCACTCTTCGGCAATCCAATTCATGCGAGCCACCAAGTACGGAATATCAAAGAAGCGAATATTCCATCCTGTCACAATGTCAGGGTCTTCGTGCTTCCAAATCTCCACGAATCGTCGCAGCAGGCTTTCTTCGTCTGCAAAGCACTCTGCTTCCACGCCTTCAAGAGAGAAGTCTCCAAGCCCAAGCACATAGGTGTTCTTGCCCACAGTCAGCGTGATGGCAATAATGCGTTCGGTGGGCGAATCCACAGACGGGAATCCGCCGTCACACGAAGTCTCAATATCCAAGAAGGCTACACGCAGACGGGAGAAATCGTACTCCACTTCGTGTGGAAACTCTTTATACAAGTACTGATATACGAAACCTGTGTTGCCGTACACCTCAAAGTTGCTGACATCCTTGTACTTGTCAATGAATTCACGAGCGTCATTCACGCTTTCAAAGTCTATGGGTTCCACGGGGTTGCCGTAGATGGTTGTTAGCCCTGTGGGCTGCTTGGACTTGATATACAGCGTTGGGCAGAACGGAACCGCTTCGTGTACACGACACCCGTTTCGCCATCCGCGATACAGCACATTCTTGCCACGAAGATCAACGCTTGTATAGAAGTCCATTATCTCTCCACCATTGCGATCCAGTCCTGATGCACCAAGTCCTTGCCATCATACCCGCGACCAAGGTTCTTTGTCAAGTCCCACATCACCTTGTCGCCTATTTTAATGTCCTCGGTCAGATCAGGGCTGATATCCACAACTTCACCCCAAACCATTTTACAAGTAACCTTTTCTGTATAAATGATTCCTGCTTCGGTGGTCTTTTGTCCACCCAGTTTGGTTGCGACTAGTACCCATTTTCCAATTGGCTTTAGTTTCTTTTTCATTCAAATACTCCTTCTAAAGTATTAGGGACTTCTTGAGCAATTCGTGCCTCTGCCAGTTTCACATATTCAGGATTTAGTTCTGTGCCGATATAGTTTCGTCCGTGAGTCAATGCCACCACAGCAGTTGTGCCGCTGCCTGTGAACGGATCAAACACCGTACACGGAGTTATTGTGGCATTTTCGCAAGTGCATGATGGAACCCATCCGATAGTTTTAGAATGGCAAACTGGGCCTCTTCTAATATCTTTGGTTTCTCCACCACCTTGTAGGTTTTTTCCGTTCTTTCCTTCTGGCAGATTACCGCTTCTTCCACTACCACTTTCAAATGTTCTTTTTATTTCTACCTCTCTGCTCCAAGGTCTACCACACTTTGAACAGCATCCGTGTTCGCTAGTTCCTGCCAGTACACACGGTTGGATCAAGTCCTTTGGGTAAGTGGCAAAGTGTGCGCCCTTGTACGCCTTGGTAGTCACCGTCCACACCGAACGCTTGTTTCGCTTGCCGTCTGCCGCCCACACCCGATCAGGTTCTAGTGCAGGATCGCGTGCGCCCTTGTCTTGCGGTTGTGTGCGGTTCTTGTTGCCCGGTGCGTGTGGCTTGCCCACAGCGTCTTCCTTGACAGCCTCGTGATCGTAGTAGTACTTGGGCTGTTTGGTCAACATGAAAATGTACTCATGCGACTTGGTGCAGCGGTCGGTCACACTCTCGGGCATGGGATTGGGCTTGTTCCAAATAATGTCTTGACGCAAATACCATCCGTCAGCCTGTAGAGCAAGAGCCACTCGCCACGGAATACCAATCAAGTCCTTGTGCTTTAGCCCTTCACGCTTGGCTCCTGCCTTGCCCTTTTGGCTCACGCCCTTGTAGCCGTCAGCGTACTTGACCTTGCCGTATGCAGGAGTGTCTTCACCCATCTTACGCAACTGCTCCATGCCTCCGCTTGTGGTGGCATACGAGTCGCCCAAGTTTAGCCATAGCGTACCGTCATCACGCAGAATGCGACGAGCCTCGCGGAACACCTCCACCATTTTCTGTACATACTGGTCAGGGGTTTCTTCGCCACCAATCTCTGCATCACCACCGTCGTAATCACGAAGCCCGTAGTACGGGGGTGAAGTAATAATAGTTTGAACGCAGCCGTCAGGCAGCGTCTTCATGCCTGCTATACAGTCGCCAAGAATGATGCGGTGTGTGTTCATGCCATGAAATCCTCTAGTGTGGACTTGCTTTCTTGAATCTGCGGAACAGTTCCTTCAATCAAGCAGTCCAATTCTTCTTCGCTGATACCAAGTCCTTCTGCGAGTTGGCGCACGAACTTCCATGCTCGTTCAGGACTAATACGCTCACTATACAGGCGGAAGTGTTCGGGTGCAAGTACAATCGCTTCGGGAAGGAGTTTATCACTTTTTGAAGAATTTTCAATACCATCAAGTATTCTCAAGTTGATGGGATGATGGATGCCGCCGTGAACAATCGGGAGAATGTGATCTATGTGATAGATTCGTCCTGTCTCTTTTTGAAGTTGCTTTCGTGTTCGCTCTAGTGAAAGAACAGTTTGTCTTTCTTCCGCTGTAAAATATACCACACTTTGAGTTTTCCGAAGTACTCTACTTCTACGCACCTCTGTTGCTTTTTCGGGATTGTTCTTCCACCATTCTCTTTTCCATCTGTTTCTCAACTCTTTCCATTTCTTCGGATCTTTTGATTCGTATTTCTTCTGCGATCTCTTGACACGATCCATATTTTCTTTTTGCCATCTTCGGTGATTTTCTCTTACCTGTTCACGATGGGCTTCTACCCATGCTTTTGCTTGTGCGATTTTCTTCTCTCTATTTGCAAGGTATCTTGCCTTGGCAGCAGCCTTGCGCCTTTCAGAATCTTTATACGGCATATGTCACCTCTCAATCACGCAATATCGCCGTATCCCGTGCCACGCACAAAGAACTGCTCTTCGTACTGCTCAAAGCCAAAGCACTCTCTAGCATACTGTAGAATGATGTTTTTGTCAAACTTGTTGCACGAGTACACATCAAGCGTAATAAATCGCTTTGGTTCCATTGAGTGGATTTGGATGCCGCTCTCAATGAGTGGAACCCAACCGCTCACCCCTGCCTTGTCGGGATACAGTTCTGTGCCGTGGTTGGTTGGCCCGTGCATCACCACAGGTTGGCTCATACGGGTCATGCCAATCTTGTCTACAACTCGCTCAAGAAAGCGGTAGTGGAGTTCCAAGTCATCGGCTGCTCCAACGCGACAACTGTACATGTCCAAGTAGTACGAATATCCGAACGGCTTGTTTGTGTCTGCTGTGCTATCAGCA